TCGCACGAGCCATTCTGCGTTTGCTTTGTCGTTATCGGACATGATTAACTCCAACTTGTTAGGATTGATACGGACATCTCGCAGCTGAGAAGGTCTCCCGAAGCAGCATTGAGAACACTAGGCGCACTGATTGCGCTTACATTATATGTGAAAGAAGATGCTGCAAGGAGGTTAAACACTCGAACAACAAAATCTTCTATGCCATTCAAATTGCCTTCGTTATCAAATAACGGACATGTAATAATCAGCTTGAAGTTGGCAAAAGGACTGATTGAAATTTGTGAATTGTTATTAGGAGTCAGATAGGGGTTATCTGGACTGACAATAACTGAATTTGCTAATACTGTGGCAGGCGGAAACGCAAAAGTCTGCCACCTAGAGTTATCAACTAGGGCAGTTGCTAAAGTAGTTCTAAGAGTAGTTATCGCTGGTGTTGGCATTTAGCCCACCATGCTGCGAGGGTCGAGTGCGTGGGCAATCATGCCCCGAATCTTTGCCAGAAGTTGTGCTGACATGCGATAAGGGGATGGCTGGAAATCGACAAGATTAGAACCTGAAAGGGTAGCGGTTCGGGCTTGCCAGATATCAACGCTGATCATAAGAGCAGCATTCTTTACAGCTTCGTCAATAGTCCAGTCTGTGTAAGTTTCTGGGGCAACTGTGCCATAAGGTTCAATTGGGTGATATCTCACAGTTGTAGTATGACTTGTTGCAAGAGTAATTGAGTATTCACCAACGCTAGTAATTGTTTTAGTTCCAGCGTATTTTGTACCACAGTTTGAAATAGTTACAGATTCTCCAACATAAAAAATTTCTGCAACTGGTACATCAAAATAAAGAGTGCCCACTGATGGGATATTGCTATGCGCAATAGCGTATTGATTAGGAGTCCATAACATTGGAATAAGGACTGCATCTGTAGCATCGCATACAGATTGAAGGGTCGCGTCACTGTACAATGTGCCAACTCCAAGTGTGCTTCTCAGAGTAGCGACTGTCGTAAGTGCCATTGCCATTCCTTTCTAAAGACTCAGAGGGGCTGAGGGCTACAGCCCCTCTGAGTGACTTAGTTACAGCTTACGCTGTGAAATTGAAGCGGCGTACGCCTGCTCCAGCCTTAGCAACATAAATTGCTAAGTATGCATACATGTTGATTTCAACTTCGCCTGTTGTCAAAACATTGACACGAAGGTTAGTTGTTGGTGACTCCCAGACATAAACTGAATCTGGAGCAACCAAGAATGCTGACTCATCAACAATTCCTGAAACAGTAATGTTGTGATCAATTACTAGGTCTGTGCCTAGAATGTTTCCAACAGTAGATGAACCTGAAGCTGCACCTGAAGCATTGTATGTTGCGCCTTGTGCTGAATATAGGGCTCGTCCAGTGGTATCTGCGTATCCTTGAATTGCAGCCCACTGATCTGTCGAGGCTACTAGCTTGCGAGCATAGTCTCCACCAGTTCCCTTATATGCTGCTGCTGATTCAGTTGCAATGAAGCTCTGAAGTCCTGCTGCTGTTGCAGCTACACCAGTTGCTTGAACACCAGAAGTTGTAAATGCAGCAATAAGAGCAGCATCTGTAGCCTTTTCATAGCCTTTACGCATTTCATTAAGAAGCAATGTCTCAAATGCAGGATTTGAAAAATCTAGAAGCTCAAAAGATACTCGGTTTAGTGATGAGTACTTAGCTGCTGTGACTGTGTCATAGCTTGAAGTCATTCCTGTTTCAGATGGAGCTGCACCTTCTGCTGTTGAAGCAGAAGTTGGAGCTGTGCCCATCTTTGGCACTGTGAAGCTAAGTTGTGGAACAGTTCCAGCGCGTGTTACTGCATCAAATGCAGGTCGTCCTGAGAATGTTGTTGTTACGAAGTTTGTAAGGTGTGCTGGCAATGTTAGACCAGTGTTTGTTGCAGTAGAATCATCTGCTGCTTCAACGATGCGGCGAGCATCGTTATCACCAAGAGCAGCTTTAATAGATGCTCCTAGATATTGTTCTGATGTAATTGGTGCAATGCGCTCACGCACATTAGTTACCGCCACAGTTGGGCGAGCAGCTTCAACTGCTGCTGCCTCTACTGGTGCTGCAACAGTCTCTGGAGTGTTCTCCATTGATTGCTCGCTTTCTGTTGGTTGGATTTCTTCTACTGCTTCTGGAGTTTCCTCAGCAGCTATATCAGTGACCATTGCCGATTTGAAAGCGGCCTCTGTCACTAAACTGACTTCATAGAGACGAGCAGCACTTACATGCATGATGCCGCTCTTCATCTTGGACTTGATTACTTCAACGCCTACTGAAAGACCGCTTACGAGTCCTTCTTCAGCCATGATTAAACTTTGAGTTCCCTTTTCGCTTTTTGATACAGAAAAAGAAGCATAGATGCCATCGTTAGCAACTTCATTAAAATAAGAAGCGCGACCGCGAGGGTCTTTAGAATTGTGCTGATTTAGCAGTTTAATTTTCTTTGGATCTTCTGGCAGTTGGATTGAGCCGTTTTCAAATACAACTCGTCCTGCTGAAGTGTTGCCGATTTCTCCAGTACCGATTGGAACAATCTTTCCAGAGATTGTTCGTTCTGCTACATTGGCAGTTAAATCAGCAGAGAATGTAATAATGTTGTTTTCCATTAGCTCATGCCTTCGCTTCCATTAGGTGTTAGGTCTGTCATTTCCATCGCTTGCTCTAAAGTAATAAGTCCAAGTGCTAGTAACTTTTCAATAACTAACAATTCATCCATTGGATTAGCGCGCAAGAATGATGCGTCCAAATCGAAGCGCACCTGATTTCCATTTGCAGTCACATCATTCATGCTGAGTCTGTCCTCAATTGCAGAAATGAAAGGTTGCAAAGTTAGCGAGACAAATTGTTTTCTAGAATCTAACAAATTAGAGTAGGTCATTGAATTGTTCGCGTCAGCAGATAAATAGAATGCATCGCAATTCATAAGTCTGCTGATTTGAGTTGCGTAGTCTTGTTTGGCTTCGTTGTAGAGCATTTCTTTAGGTGAATAAGAAACTGCGTTGTAACTAAGAGTAGAAGTCAAATAAGCAGTATTGCGCTGAGACCTAGCCGATTTCCAAGCTGCTAATAATCCTTGAACTTCTTTAGGATCAAGGTCAGCACCCGAATTCGAGATGTAACCAGTCGGCATTGGTGTGCTCGCTGCTACCGCGCTTGCAATTTCTAAATCAAGTGCAGCTCTTAAAACTCTTGCACCGCTTGTAAGTACGCCATCATTAAGTGATTGAAATGTTACAACATCGTTATTAGAATAAAATGTTTGATCTACATAATAACCTTCAATGAAGTGACCTTCTGAATCTCCATAGTAAGGACTCACGCGCGCATTAGGAATCCATTCGTAGGATGCTGGTCTGCCATCTTCCTGATACCGAGATTTGACAATCCATATTGACCAACCATAGAAAAGCAATGAATCAACTGTGTAAGCAATAGTAACTGAACGAGGTTGATTGATTGCAGGCTGATCCATCCAGACTGGCTTACCTAATTCTTCTCCAGTTGATTTGCGATACAGTTCTAAAGGCATAGATGCAATAGTTCCGCAAATTAGATTTCTTGCTCTTACAACCGATGGAATTTCAAGTGCTAGTTCTCTAGTTATTGATTGAGCTGGTACTAGCGAAGTAAGTAGTGGAGTTGATAAAACTTGTGGGGCATATTGCGCTTGGACAGTCGGTTTAGATTCCTTTGGTACTGCTCGCGTAAATATACCCATAGTCATAAAGTGTAGCATTTGTCAAGTAATTAGACAACACGCCACGAACTGTCTAAACCACAATTTGAGGCTTTGGTGTTGGAAGCATTAACTTGCTTACTACCATTGCCAATCCAATTGGGGCTGAAATATCGCCCGCGGATTTGCGCCTAATCAATCTCCAAGAGGAATCGTTGGTTTTTGCCGCAGTATTTGTAAATTGCTCAATAAGTTCCTTCTGGCCATTATGAACGACTCGAAGGTTGGTCATACCTTCCAAGAGATCTCCACATGCCTTGTAGAACTGCTGACCAGATACATCTTCCACAACAACGCCACTTTGAGCTAGGCGGTCGGCAATTGTTTGAGTGGCATAACGATCAAAGCAGACTAAACGAGGCCGATAGATGTCGCACCAGCCTTTAATAGCTGCTGCCATCTTTAATTCATCAATTGCCACCTGAGAGCTAAAGGTTTCAAGTATTCCAATACCAATTCTTCCATCGGGAAGTAATTGGCCTGCCACAATACTCCCATTTTTTCTGCTCGGGCTAATATCAAAGCCAAATACTGTATATGCACCAACAGACATCTCAAGAGTGCTATCAGAGCTGTTTTCAAGTACTTCAGTACTGAAGGGACACGAAAGACTGGTTATCCATTGGCACAAGGTTTCGGTTCTTGCTGCATCCTGTGTGGATGTTGCAATTGTCTCCTCAATTGCCTGCTCTGAAATTAAATATCCAAGCGAAGGATTAGCCATTGCCCAAGCTTTACGATCCCAGATGTCACAGAACTCTGGAGCTGAGTATTCGTAATAGCCTAAAGACTTAGGCGGGTAATGCTTACAAGAGTCGTGAAGATCGTTGAGCACTTTTGAGAATGCATCGCCTGCGTTCGATGTAAATAGACGCTGGGAATTCAAACGAGCTAAAGTTACGCTTTTAGCAGCGTCCATTGCGGCTTCTGAGACCTCTCTGAGCTCATCAATCCATAAATAGTCGCAGGACATGCCTCTTGCGCCATCGCTAGTCGCTGCTCTTACTTCTAGTTGAGCACCAGATGCCAGGATGATTCTTTCATCGCCGTTAGTTCTGCGAATACCCTTCTTAATGTCTCCATCTTTTAGCTGCACTCGCAAGAACTCGTTTCGCTCGATGATGTCAGCCATTATGTTAAAGGACTTCATTGCCATTGATCTATTAGAGGACATAATCAAGATGTCTTTTTCCCCAAAGCAGAATAAGCCTGCTAAACACCTCATTCTGGCTAGATGGCTCTTTCCTGATTGGCGGGCAATCAAAAGCAGGTTGGACTTGCGAATAAAAAGCCCATCCTTATCAACGCGACACATATCATCCAAAATCAACTTCTGCCACGCCAATAGAGGCTGACCAATCTTCTCAGCTAGTTCTGCAATTTCATTTCCGCGTGTTTCACCTTTTAGGAATGGCGAATGTAGCCGTGGTTTCAAATTCCCCACAAGCTTCTTTTTAGGTTTGGGTTTAGTTGTCATTGATTCGGATCAGGTCGGGTCTTAAACGGACTGTCCAGCATCACGCTCGACTCAGTCGGAGAGAGAGAGGCAGGAGAGACACTGGGGGTAGCCGTTGAGGCTAAAAAAACACGATCTGAGCGTGAGCCCTTGCGTAGGTTGCAGGCTGCACAAAGTACGCGTAAGTTCTCTAAGCTGTGGTCTCCACCAATTACACGCGGGATGATGTGGTCGATGTGCATCTCGCCTTCATCTGTACCACACAATGCACACATGTGGCCATCGCGTTTGAATACCTGTTGCTTATGTACTCTGTATCTTCGATGATTGATGTTATCTAATGCCACCCGTACTTACTCCAATGATCTAATGCAATACATGGCTCACCATACCTATGACCTATGTAGTCTAAGCCCCATACTACCTGAGTCCATCCATCTTGGTCTCTTAGCCATTCACTCTTACCTTGAGGAATACCATAATGACTACCATTACTTGCTAATGGATTCCATGCTGATTCTTTACCATATAGCTTTAATAAGCATTGATGTTCTTTATGATTGAAGTCTAATAGATAGAGAGCATAAGTCCTGTAATCAATATATTCTTTAGCATCTGTAGAACCTGCTGCTTGCATAAAGCATAGAGATATGCCTAAACCTAGTAGCACCCCGCGAGCTACGCCCCGAAGGGGCTCGCGGTGAACGCTTGATGCGTTCTGCGAACTTAGGTTATCATGCCTGTCAAATCCATTTGTATAAGTGCTGGTCAGAGCGGTGTTTCTTTTCACAAGAACCTCCTGTGCATAACTTTGTGGATAACTATTTAGATGAGCCCCATCCAGTTCCCTTGAAGATTGCCCCTACTGGACTAATTACTTTATCCATCGGCTCATTACAATATGTGCATAGAACTGTTGGTTTATCGTGCCAGCCATGATGCAGCTCATTCTTTAATCCGCATCTTCCACATTTGTAATCGTAGGCTGGCATGTAAGGCATCTCCCAATCATCCATGAACCACA